GTCGGGCGCAGCATCACCACTAGATCGATGTCTGGATAGTCAAAGCCAGTTGTCAGAACATTTGCATTGGTAAGCGCACGCACACGGCCTGCCTTGAAGTCAGCCAGCATGCGCTCGCGCTCTTTCTTTGGTGTCTCGCCAGTCACGCACTCAGCGGTCACACCATGCTGGCGCAGGACTTCGGCCACATGCTCGGCATGCCTCACGCCAGCACAGAAAAACAGCCACGCCTTGCGCTCACCAGCCAAGGCCATGACCTCATGCACCACGGCCTGATTCTTGTCGTCGGTGTCCACAGCGGCCTGCAACTCAGACTCGATGAACTCACCACCACGCTTCTTCACGCCAGACACATCCAGCTTGGCCTTGGTGATCTTGGAGCGCAGCGTGGCCAAATAACCCTTGAACACCAGCTCCTCGATGCTGACCGGCTCCAGCAAATCATCAAAGAGCGCAGGCTTGTCGGTGATCAGGCCATGCCCCAAGCGGTAAGGCGTGGCAGTCAGGCCAATCACACGCAGGTGCGGATTGATGGCCTTCAACTCGCCAAGCAGTTTGCGATAGCCACCCTCGTCCTTGTGATTGACCAAGTGGCACTCGTCAATGATCACCAGATCGATGTGGCCAAGTTCACCGGCCTTGGTGCGCACCGACTGGATGCCAGCAAATGTGATTGGCTCTCCCAAGTCCTTGCGGCCAATGCTGGCGCTGTAGATGCCCATCGGTGCACCAGGCCAATGCTGGCGCATCTTCTCGGCATTCTGCTCGATCAACTCCTTGACATGGGTCAGCATGAGCACGCGAGTCTCTGGCCAGTTATGCAAGGCATCCTTGCACAGCGCAGCCACGATGTGCGACTTTCCTGAGCCGGTCGGCAGCACCAGGCATGGATTGCCAGCATTGCCAGCCTCAAACCATCTGTACAGCTCGTCGATGGTGCGCTGTTGGTAGTCACGGAGCATTCAAGACTCTCCAAGCTGTTGCGGCACAGAGAGGGACTTGCCCATTGCCAATGGCTTTAAGTCTGTCCACCCGAGCGGCCACCCCATCAGCCACTCGACCCACGTTGGGTTCAATTGCCCACTGTTTGGGTCTACCGATTGACTCAACATAATTTGTTTTCCAATTGCAACCCTGCGCTGAATTGATGGATTGCTCATGTTCCCCCTGTCTCTGTTGTCCGATGCTTGTGGTGTTGGCCACATCTTCACTAACCGACCCAACCCAACTGAACCATCCTTCCCGTTCTGATTTACTTTTCGAGGCATCCCAGTTTTTGTTTCGTAAAAACTGTCGTTCTTGCCAATTAGAGACCCTGTTGTTCCATCGCTCGCGACTGGGGTGGGAACAGTAAATCCAAATGCGCTCTCTTTGATGGGGTGCACCAACGGCATTAGCTCCCAACACTCCCCATCGCGCATCAAACCCCATTGAGGCCAAGTCTCCGAGAACTCGTCCAAGTCCCCTAGAAGTGAGCATTGGTGAGTTTTCCACGAAGACGAATCTGGGTTGTACTTCGTGAATGATCCTTGCCATTTCTCCCCACATTCCGCTTCGCTCTCCGTCAATACCTGCGCCTTTTCCTGCTGCGCTGATGTCTTGGCATGGAAACCCGCCAGATACGACATCAACAATTCCTCGCCACGGTTTTCCGTCAAAGGTTTGTACGTCATCCCAAATCGGGAAAGGCGGGAGAAAGCCGTCATTTTGTCTGGCGCACAGTACGCTTGCTGGATACGGTTCCCATTCGACGGCACAGACTGTTCGCCATCCGAGAAGTTTCCCGCCAAGTATTCCTCCACCAGCGCCTGCGAATAAAGCCAACTCATTTAATTCTCCTTGTTTTTTCATCCCACAATCCTTCCACCAAAGTCCTTGCGCATCTCAGCAATCAGAGGATCACCGCTGGCGCAGGCATCGGCATTGGCCAGCAACTCTTTGCTTCCCCAAACACCTTCCTGCTCAGGGTCTCCATTGGCTAGATTCACACCATTGATCTCATACACAGCGGTGAACTCGTCAGGACCATCCTTGCGCTGCCAAGGCACCAGATCAGGGTGCAGGACATGACCCTCACAACCGGTTCGCTGGGAATCCAAAGGAATCTCAGCATCCCACTTGGCGCAGTGCCAAGTCGAGTCAGGCATCGCTGTGGCCAAAGCGCAGGTGCGGCAGTTCACATGCTTGGTGGTCTTGGACTGGTGGCAGAACTCATGCGCATCACAGAACTTGCACTGATACCAGCTCGCATCTGAGCTGATCGGCTCAGGCATGCGGTCACTCAAAGCAATGCGCTGGCCGCGAGCAATGGCCTTGCCTGCCACATCCTTGTCAAACTTTACGCGCTCGGTGTGGATGCGGTCATCATCCTTGCAGACAGTCAAGTACAGCGCACGATCGATGCCAGTGCCGGCCATGTAGACCTGCATCTGCACAAAGTGCTCAGGCTTGGACTTCTCCACGCCATTCTTCTCCAGATCGTCAAATGCTTTTTTGGATGCAGTCTTGAACTCGGCAATATGCTTGGACTTGGGCGCATCTGGCACACCCTTGTCAATGATCGCATCGATGCTGCCAGACACATGGCTGCCAAAGTCCACACGGTGCTGGGCAGACACCTTGCGCACATCGATGCCAATGGCACGCAGGTCGCTGATGATGTTGGCCTCCTCTTGGTGGCCACGACGAAACAAACGTAGGATGCGACCAGGGAAGCTCGGCTGCACAGCCCAGCGGAAAGACAGCCACAGCCACCGATCACACACATGGCCAAGCGTACTGGCTCCAAGGTGTGGGCGAGGCACCTCGGCAATGGCCTCATGGTGCTTGTCAATCAACGACTGGATGCTATTATCTGGCTCAGGGATTTTCATTTGTCTCTCCTTTGTAGTTGCTACTTTATGCCCAGGCTTCGGGTCGGGAGTTCCTAGCCGGCCTGGGCTTTTCTTTTCTTACTTCTTAGCCCAAGGTGGTGCGGCTTTGGCAGATGCGGCAGGAGCAGGATTGCTTTGGCCTTGTGGAATTGACGAAGCTGGCGCTACGCTTCCAGACACAGACTTAAAGCCCTTGACCTCATTGCTTGCACCGTACTGAGCGTCTTCCTTGACCTCCAATTTGATGGCAATCTGGCCACCAATCAACTGATCGGTGTCGGTCACTTTGGCCAAGCCAATCGCTCGCATGATGTCTCCCAGCTGCTGGCGACCGATCTCCTCGGCCTTGGGGTTTGCGTTCTTGATGTTCAGATTGCCAAACACCACACGACCTTGGTGGCTTGGGCCAGTGATGTCATAGCGCAGTTTGATGTACTGGCCATTGCCAGCCTTAGTTGCCTTCAGCTCAGACTGAGAGATGGTGGCTGTGTACCAGCCAGCAGGCAGAGGCTCAAAGTTGCCATTGCTTTGGGGCAGTTCGTTGACGTTGAATTCTTCGTTTAAAAAAGCCATGATTTACTCCTTGGGGATAATTTTGAAAGATGGGCGGCCAGGCTTGGCCGTGATTGCAGCCGCAAGCGGCTTGGTGATGGACTCGTCTGCTGCCTTCCAGATCGCCATGTTGATCTCAGGCTTCCAGCGAAACAACTTGGCCAAGTGATCGGTCAGACCAAACTCAGCGGCAAGCTCTTGCACTTTGTCTCCGTCGACTTTTCGGTCGATGCGGCCAACGATCTTGATCTCGAAACGACCAGGTTCGACGGTCTCTGTGCCATCAAGGTTTTCGGCAATGGTTGCCAGCTTCTTAATGTGGTCTTCAATATCGCGTCGATCCGCTGTCGCATCTTCTTCCTGCTTCTTAGCAACCAGCCACATACTGGCCAGCTCGTTCATGTCATTGGGCAATACCTTGGCGGTCATGCTTTGCCCCCAATCTTGGCAATGATTGCACCCAGATCAGGCGCTTCCCAAGCCTCCAGCTTGCCCGAGCGATCCTTGGCCAACCAGAGGCCATCAGAGTCGCACATCAAAGCACGCTGGGTCACGCCTTCTGCATCACGCTCGACACGCAGCGCCAGCACTTCGTCAAAGAAGTAAGGCAGGCCTTGTGTCAGGCTCTTGCCTGGCATGCCTGGGTTGTAGAGCATCTTGCCCATCTCGTCGGTGGACTTCTCCAGCTTGGCCGACATGTAGACATGCTTGCCTGGCAGATCGCGGAAAGCGCGAATCAGCTCCTGCATGGTGCTGTTCATCTCGCCATAAGCAGCGCGGCCATCCTTGGACTTCTTCATCTCATGCGACAAGACCACCTCGGCCACCTCGCTGATTGAGTCCAGCGCGACCGATTGAAACCCAGCGGCCTCCTTGCTGTCTCGGCACCATGTGAATGCCTCGCGCAAGT